GCCTATACCTCACGACTACTGGTTAGACGAACATTGGCCTAGTGGTATAGGAATGTAGAATGACATTTAGTACAGCTCCTTTTTCAAGCACAGCATTTTCATCATTTGAAAATATACCAATAGAAGTACAAGCTAGTGTATCTGCATCATCTAGCGTTGCTTCCTCTGCTTTAATCGTAAAGGATTGTTCTTTAAGCGCATCGCCATCATCTAGCGTCACTTCCTCTGCTTTAATCGTAAAGGATTGCTCTTTAAGCGCAGCGCCATCATCTAGCGTTACTTCCTCTGCCTTAATCGTAAAGGACTTTACATCAAATATACTGCCGTCATCTTCACTAACAGTTTCATACAATAGATTTAGAAATGTTGATGGTGCTGTTGCTTCAAGCTTGTCACTTTCAACAAATTTCGTTGCGGATTATTCAGGTTCATCAAATCTAAACCCAAATTCTGCATTATCTGTAAATTATCAAAGATTTTTATCAAACAGCAGCCAATTAAATATAGCCTCTAGTATGTTGGCGTCTGCTATAGAAAAATGGGAGCAAGATGCAGATACACCTGAAACGTGGACTGATTATGTTAAAGTAAATGAAACTTGGGCAGATGCACATCTAGCGTCTGAAGTCTGGCAGAGTGTAAACGCTAATAATAAAACTTGGGTTAATTCTAACGCAGCACCAAATGAACCTTGGATACCTTTGTAATGTTGCAATTTTACATAATTTATGGCAATGTGTTGCCAAATAGGAGACTAAATAATGGCTGATACTACAACAACCACATATAGCTTAGTAAAGCCAGAGGTCGGCGCGTCAGAAGATACTTGGGGTACTAAGATAAACACCAACTTGGATAGCGTTGATGATTTATTAGATGGGACAACACCTGTTACGGGTATTGATATTAACTCTGGGTCAATTGACGGCACACCAATTGGGGCAAACTCTGCGTCAACAGGTGAATTTACAAATGTAACAGTAACTGGAAATGTTGATGGCAGAGATGTTTCAGTTGACGGCACAAAATTAGATACAATTGAAACCAGTGCTAATAATTATGTCCACCCAACAGATGCAGGCAATAAGCATATACCAACTGGCGGGACTGTAGGTCAAATATTAGAAAATTCCGCTTCAGGTACGGCTGTATGGGCCGATACTTCTTCCGCAGACCCTCACACATTTCTAGCTGTTACGGGTGCAACACCAAGTTTAGATGTAGGGTCTTATAACTACTTTGATAATGGAACTCTTACAGCGAACACCACAGTTAGTTTCGCTAGTGTACCTACCAATGCTAGGTGGCAGTATAGCTTTAACTCAGGTGATAATACTACAACTGCTTGGGATATTAGTTCGGCTAGTTACTTACAGTCATTCTCATTAGTTGATGAAGAATCTGACGTAAGAGATGTATTTTTTAAACCCGATGGTCTTAAAATGTATATTGTTGGAGCTGCAAGCGATGATGTGATTGAATATACTCTAAGCGCAGCTTGGGATATTAGTTCGGCTATTTACAATCAGTCATTCTCAATAGTAAATGAAGATAGTATTCCCGAAGCTTTATTCTTTAAGCCTGATGGCCTTAAAATGTACGTTTTAGGTAATAGTGGCAATGAGGTTAATGAATACACTCTAAGCACAGCTTGGGATATATCAACGGCGGCATTTGTCCAGTTATTCTCAGTGGTTGCTGAAGCGACTAGTCCCGCAGGAATGTTCTTTAAGCCTGATGGCTACAAGATGTATATTGCAAATGGTCCGGGCGATGATATTTATGAGTATAATCTTAGCACAGCTTGGAATGTTTCTACGGCATCCTACTTACAGACAATTGCTTTAACCGGTTTATCTTACCTCCAAGATGTATTTTTTAAGCCTGATGGCCTTAGAATGTATGCATTAGATCTTTCAGTTGATGTGGTGCGTGAATATACTCTAAGCACAGCTTGGGATATTACTACAGCTACTTACACACGTCAAATTGCTACAGCGGAAAAGGATGCTGCGCCTAGAGGTATGTTCTTTAAGCCTGATGGCGGTAAGTTTTACATGGGTGGGAATGGGTACGATAATATATACGAATATGATCTTCATACCTCTTACGAAGTAACATTACCAGCATCTGTAGTAGGAAAACCTAGCAAATTGTCTCCAAGAAGAAGGGTAACTTATGATTTTCAAACAGCAGACGCTGGGACAACAGTTAATCTAATAGGTGAAAGTAAAATTTTTATATCTTAATTAAACTAAATTAAAATAACTTTTGAAATACATTTACATAATTTGCTAAATGGTAATAAGGAAATAATATGCCACTAATACCGCTAGATATACCGCCCGGTATTTACCGAAATGGCACAGAATTACAGTCGTCAAATCGTTGGCGAGACAGTAATTTAGTACGCTGGGTGGATGGCACTATGCGCCCAATTGGCGGGTGGCGCATTCGATCTAATACTGCTTCTGACGCAAAAGTGCGCGGTTTACTTACGTGGGTTGCCAATGATCAGAGCAGATATATTGTTGGTGGCACTTATAATAAATTATATAGTTGGACTTCTGCGGGTGTGAGGCACGATATAACCCCAACAGGATTGATTGCGGGTAGAGAAAGCGCAGAATCATTTACTGGATATGGCGGTAGTTTTTATGGAAATTATGCATACGGCATAGCGAGGCCAGACACTGCAAGAACCCAGCCCGCCACAACTTGGACGTTAGATAACTGGGGCGAGTATCTCTTGGCATGTAGCCCAGATGATGGGAAGATATACGAGTGGCAATTAAGTAATTCTACCCCTGCTGCTGTAGTGGCAAACGCGCCAATAGACAATGAAGCTATTGTTGTTACTGAAGAAAGATTTTTGTTTGCGCTTGGTGCAGGCGGCAATCAACGTAAAATACAATTTAGCGACAGGGAAGACAACACCACATGGACGCCAGACGCAACCAATGAGGCTGGTGATATTGAATTAAACACAAGTGGCAGAATTATGGCTGGTGTTCGAGTGCAAGGCCAGACGTTAATATTAACAAGTACAGACGCGCACGTTGCCAACTACATTGGCGCGCCATACGTTTATGGTATTGAGCGTGTTGGCTCTAGCTGCGGATTAATAGCTAATAAGGCATATGCGTCAGTTGACCAAGGTGCATTCTGGATGGGTAATCACTCATTTTATGTGTATGCAGGCGGCGTAGCCCAACAGCTTGAAAGTGAAGTATCTGATTATGTATTTAGCGATATAAACCGCGCACAAATCAGCAAGGCGTTTGCTGTACCTAACAGTACATATGGTGAGATATTCTGGTTTTACCCATCAGGATCGTCTACTGAAAATGATAGATACGTTGTTTATAATTATGTTGAACGCACTTGGTACATTGGCGAACTTGGCAGAACAGCAGGCGCTGATATGGGTACATTTAAGCAGCCGTTCTGGGTTTCTGCTGACAACAATAAATTATACGAACATGAGATTGGGTTTAATTACGATAGTTTATCTCCATTTGCCGAGAGTGGGTCTATATCATTAGGTGTAGGCGATAATGTTATGGCGGTAACTGAAATGATCCCAGATGAAAAGACGCAGGGCGATGTTACTGTAACATTTAAATCAAGGTTTTATCCAAACGGCACAGAAAGATCATATGGATCGTTCGCAATGTCAAACCCAACTTCATTAAGGTTTACAGGCAGGCAAATAAGATTAAGAGTAGACGGCAACACTTTAGGAGATTGGCGTGTTGGCATTAATAGGCTAAACATTACACCGGGCGGTAGAAGATGAGCGAGCAGCAACAGCGAGCGCCAGATATAATTGGTAATGATTGGCGCACATGGGGTCGCCGATTAATCGCCTATATTGCCCAAACGAGGTCTACATTAGTTCAGCAAAATGGAGATGAGAGCGCAGCAGAAGACGGCACTCTTATGTGGAATAGAGTATATAAATATCCAGTTGTGAGTGAGGGCGGGGAATGGCGTCAAATTGTAATGGAAGGCGGACACGCTAACTTTATTAAAACATCAGATGTTACACCAGCTCTAGCAAATACGGCATACAAGCTGACCTATGATGCACCATCTGGCAACTCAAAAATTACGCAAGGCACGCCAGCAAGTAGAATTGTATTTGAAGAGGCTGGGGAATATGTATTATCATTTTCAGCGCAAATATCATCAACAAGTAGTAGCACAGTGCATTTTTACTTTTGGCCTAGCATAAATGGCACGGCATCAGCAAATGGTGCTATGACAACTGCACTACATCAGAATAATGCTACAGTCGTTACATCCAGAACGCAGATATTTACTGTGGCGGCTGGTGATTATCTTGAGGTAAACTACATGATAGATAATACAGCTGGATTTTTAAATTACACTGCTGCGTCATCTCCAGTGCCGGCTATACCATCATCAACACTGTCAATTACGAGGACACATGGATAAAGAATTAGAGAGATGTAAATCTTGGATAGAAGCAGCACTAGAATACTCTGGCGGCACGCATGACTTCATTGATATTGCTGAAGGAATATACAAAGGAACATTGCAGTTGTGGCCTACACCAAAGGGGTGCATAGTCACAGAAATTGTGGTATACCCAAAGAAACGAATGTTAAACGTGTTTCTAGGCGGCGGTGAATTGGATCAGATTTTGGATATGCATCAAGATGTGATAGAGTGGGCTAAATCGCAAGGATGCGCAGCACTTACCATGACGGGGCGTGTTGGATGGAAAAAACCATTGGCGAAACATGGCTGGCAACAGTTGCATTCGTCTTATGTTAAGGAGTTTGAATAATGTCTAAAGGCGGGTCAACATCATCAAGTGTTATTTAGATAAAGCTGAACGTATATCTCAAATAGGCTACACGCCATACTTTGGCCCAGACGTGGCTGCGTTTACACCTATGCAGCAGGCTTCATTTCAAAATACGGCAAATGTTGCTGATGCATTTGGTATGGGCGCGCCTAGCAGTGGCTTTGATATAATGGGTGGCATGGGCGAGCCTACACAATATGCTGGCGGTGTTCGTGGTTACTCATCCGCACCAATTTACGAGCAATCACTAGATGAACTTGCCGCACGCAGGCCAGCGCAAAAAGCGTACATGGATAGTTTCTTTATCAATCCATACACAGGCACACCGGGCGCTAACGTGCAGTCTCCTAATGCGATGTATCCAACATATGATGAGACACAAGCTGCGGCTATAGATGCAATGAGGCGTGAATCTCGTAGTGATAATAATTACCAGAGATTGTTAGACCAGATGGGTACTCAAGTTAGCGGATCTTCTCTTTCACAGGAAGAAATGGACAGGTATGCGGAAACTATATCACCCGGCGGTGGTTATGATCCTAATACACAAGTTTTAAATGAAGCTCAAAGAAGATACGTCGAAAGCCCAGAAGGTGCTTCGGCTAGGTTAGCCCAAGAAGATATAGCAATGGGTGCGGTAGGCTCAAACCAAATGGGCTTTTATGATAACTTAAAGATGTTGCAAAACCAAGAACCATCTTTCCAAAACCGATCAGGTGGAATGGCATATTACAATACCTTCCCAGACGCAGACGGAAACCCTACGAGAAGGGGTTACGATAGCACTGGCGGATCATATGGCGGTTCACTTATCACTGGAGGTTTAAGTGGTAATTTAACAGGATTACCAGAGTTAGGCTTGCTAGGTTTTGCTGGCGGTATTGGTGATGATATTTATTCGGCAGTTAACTTTGAAAGCGCGGTTGATAAACAAGGTAAAAACTTTGCTGAAAGTGTTGCGTCTGGGGATGGAAAGTTTGACCCAAATAATTATACTGTATCACCTGTATTAAACTCTGCACAAAAGGCCGCAGCCGCACAAGCCGCAAGAGAAAAGATAATTAGAGATGCACAAGCTTCATCTGTTAAGTCAGGTAAAAGAACAAGCTCCGCTTTAAAAAGTGAAATGTCTAAACAAACATCTCCAACAGTTAATCCGCACACGAGATGAAAACCAAAGGTAGGTAAGCATTATGAATGATATTGAAAGAAAAGAGGCTTAACATGGCTAGTGGCGGAAGATTAAATCAAAATAATCCTAACCAGATGCAAAGTATGGGCGCGCAAGGTGGGCAGCAATACTCGCCCATGCAGCCTGCGCAACAGCCATTTAACGTAAACCAAGCGGCGGCTGGCGGATTACAGCAAGCTATGCAAGGCACTCAGCAGGCGATGCAAGGGCCAAACATTGGTCAATTTATGAACCCATACACCCAGCAAGTTACGCAAAACACGTTAGCTGACATGGAGCGCCAAAG